AAAGTTCACTGTGAATCAGTGCGATCGCCGTTCCGAAGGAAAGGGGCGGTTCCCAGAATCCGTGTTTCACGGCGTTTTCATGTGCTTTCGCTACAAGTGTTTTGATTTCCATATCGTTTTACCTCTCTGTATCAGAAATAACTTTGATCCGGACTTCCTGGCGGCCGAAGCGAAGGGCGTCTTCGTGACTATTGAAGAATACGTCGATCTTCTGGCCGCTTATGGCTCCGCCGCGATCCTGGACGGTCCGTTCGCCTATGCCTTCTATGTAAAGGATAGTACCTGGCGAATACACGGACCAGTCGGCCGCGATTGTGACACCTTCTTCGGCTATGGCTCCGCTGGCCGTGTAGACGATACCGTCAGGGCGATTCAGCGCCCATTTTCCACAGCATATTTCACAAGGACAGTAAGCCGTCGCCACGGCGTCGATCCATTCCTCCGGCTGTGTGGTTGGTTCATTTTCTGCAATAGCCACAGACGGCGTCAGAATGGCCGTGGTTTCGTTTAATTCTTCCGGTAGGATAATTCCTTCGGCGACTGCTTTATCGTCAGCCAGGGCGAAGGACGCGCCCACCAGGACCATTCCCAGGGTGATTGTAAACAGTCCGATCTTGAATCTTTTTAGTTTGTTCATTCGGTTTCACCGCCTTCCACTTCGTCGCCCCAGGAATCCCAGCCAGGGGCGGTCTTTCTTGCAAATAGTTCGATCATTGATCCCCCCCCCGCAAGCTGAACGATCCTGTCACGGGTTTCGGCCGGCTTTTCACTGTGACGGCTGATCGGGGCGTCGATTATGCTATGGACTGACGCTGACGCGCGCTTCGGTTTGCCTTTTGTGGCCAGAAGACAGACTTCCGCGTTTGCTCTGGTCCAGCTTCCAAGCCCCCAGAACCAGCCAGGCGATTTCTTATTTCTCTTTACCCATACGAAAGCGGCTGTCTTGTATTTGAACCCCCAGCGTTTTATCGTTTCCAGGCCTATTTCAAGGTTCGGAAATGTGACCCACAGAAACAGAAGGCAGTCGTCGGCCGCTATGTCCTGGACCGGTAGATTGAATATATCTTCCGGCTTCATGGTTCGATAATGCTTCGCGGCCGATCCGTTTCCTGTGCCATTGAATAATTTGTATTGCCAGGGCGGGTCTGCGTAAATTACGTTGTATTTCTTATCCGGGAAAGGTATCAAACGCATTCACCGCCTTCCTGGGCGGCCCTGGCGGCCATAATTTCCATTGACCGAATGTGCGTATATTCTGAAAATGCTAATTGTCCGATTGCTTCTTCGGTCAGAATGGCCAGGTATTCGTCGCCGTAGCCGTCTTCGCCGTATTCACGGCCGGCCCGTTCGTTTATAAAATTCAGTTTTCGCCTGGCGTATTGCTCGGCCTTTTGAAAGAAGGCGGGGCATATTTCAGCCCCGATCCTTTCTTCGACGGCCGCCTTTAAGTTAAAAGTCGTCGTCTTCATTGTCTTCGCCCCCCTGGTCTAAAAGCGATTCGTTTCGATCCGCGCGTCTGAACAGTTCTTCAACAAGCTGTCTGGTTGTGAAGCCTTCAAGAAGTGCCGAATCGGAAAGATTGACTTCGTCTTCTTCCAGGACGATTTCGATTCCAGATTCCAGACGGAAAGCCGGCCGAACGCCAAGGCCGCCAACGTACGCGCTGTTGTGGTCGAGCGTGCCGTCCGTGTCGACAGACCGCGCGCGGTACGAATAGCCGGCGTACGGGGTTATCAGCCACCACCAGTCGTCAAGTTCAAGAAGGTCCTGTTCGGCGTACTTTTCAAATTGCTTCTGGGACAGAAGGCCGATCTTATCCTGGCTTGTCCCATAACCGGCGCCGCCCTTGTGATCCGAAAGGTCCCATTCCGTGGTTACGATCCTGTTTGTGTCGATCTTGCCGGCGGCCATCAATGCTGACAGGAAGTTTTCGTTCAGGTCTTTTCGAATGGTGCTTGTGCGCCAGTCGTTCAGATTGAATCCTTCCGAACGCTCATATAAGAACGGGAACACGCTGAAAGGTCTGTCGCCGATTGATTCTGACGTGATAACAAGTGTCGTCCCGTCGGTGAAATGATCTAATATCCGGAGCGTAGTCGGCCCCGCGTTAAACTCTGATCCGATAGCCAGGTCCTTAATCTTTGCTTTTACTGCCATTTTGTTTTCCTCCTTCATAATCTTCAATCACGACTTCGACGCGTGGGTTTTTCGGGTCCACGGCGAAGGAATCTGTGAAATATTCGATATGCTTCCAGCCGTCATTTTGTAGGACGCCCATGTGGACAAGGCTGTCCTGGACGAACTTCTTCGCAAACGCGATATTGTCTTTGTCGCGTCGCCGGTTCGGTTCAACCCATGTGTAATGAATAACGACCGGCCCTGTAAACGTGACGCCGCGAAGCTGTGTTTTTATCATGTAGCCGATAACGTGTTCGGCTTGTTTCTTCATAGACGCCGCTTTATATTTGCCCTTCTTGCCGCGTTCTGCGTCTATGTACTCATTCAGTCCTGGCAGAAGGCCAGGAATAGTAAGTTTACAACGCAAATCTTCACTTCCTTTCATTCCAGGCCCAGAAGTTTTCTGGCCTTATCTCTGCGGTCTATTGCGTTCCCTGTGCGCCTGGATTCGCCGACCAGCTTTAACCTGATTGGACACATTTCCAGGACGCGATCATAAATTCGTGAATGTGCAAGGGAAGGCGGATTCTTCAAGTCTTCCATAGACAGGTTCGTCGTGACAATCAGCGGCATTCCTGACCGTGATCTGGTGTCGACCACATTGAAAACCTGTTCAACGGAATAGGACGTGTCACGCTCGACGCCCAGATCGTCAATGACCAGCAATTTATATCGTTGTAGCTTGTCAATGAATGCCTGGCGTTCTTCGTCAAAGCCTTGAAGCCTATTCAGTATTCGGGGGAAGTTCGTCACGCTGACCGACACCAGCTTTTCAAGAAGTGCGTTCGCTATACAACAGGCCAGGAATGACTTTCCGGTTCCGACGCCACCATAAAACAGAATTCCGATATTGTTCTTCTTCATTTCCTCCCAGTTTTCAACATACTTCCGGCATACGTCGGACACTTCCGGATTTCTTCTGTCGTCCTTGTCAAAGGTGTATTGAAGGTATGCCGGATCGGTGATCCCGTCGCGTCGAAGGACTTCCATTCGCTGGAGGAATTCTCTTTTTTCCTCCGCCGCGCGTTCTGCTTCGATTTCCTTTTGTCTGCATTCGCAAGGGATACCCACACGAACCAGTCGTTCTTCTTTTCCTCCGAAGGCAGGGAATAGGACGTCACGCTGTTTTCTTGTATGGCATTTGCCGCACATCAGGAAGCCTTCGGCGTCCATGTAGTCGCCTTCTTCCTGGTTTTTTAGGCTGTGATTGACCAAGCCTTCAAGAATGTTGCCAGTCCGTTCCATACAATCACCCCTTCAAGAAGTCTTCGTCGTCGTCGTAGTTCTTTTCGGCTGGCGCCTTTTTTACGATTGCCGGCTGACATTCGTCATTCCAGCGTTCGCCGCGAAGGAAAGTCGCTGGATATGGAATGAACTGACCGCCGTCCTTTGTCCACTGTTCGGAAGCCTTCCAGCGTTCAACACCTTCAATAATAGCCTGAACCATAGCTTCGTCAGGTTTTATCTGCCCCCAGGCTTTGATCGCGTCTTTTTTACCGACACGCTTCGGATATACAGACCAGAACAAATCAAAGCTGTCCACCATACGATCGCCGTTAGGCTGATCGTTTTGGATTGGATTCGTATTCGGATTGGATTGGATTGGATTACGGGGACATTTGCTATCATTTGATTTCAAATGATTTTTTGAGGAATTGCTATCATTTGATTTCAAATGCGTTCCGGTGTCTGTATCCGTTATCACTTCACTTCCGGTGTCTGTATATGCTGGATACTTACTTCGTTTGTTTCTGATCTGCTGGTGTTGGTCCCATGTTCTGACTTGAAGAAGCATATCCCCGCCGTGCTTGTAGATAATGACCAGACCGACGTTCGCGACCTCTTGAAGCCACTTCTTGACAGTCGAAGACCTTAATGACCTTTTCCTGGGGTACAAAAAGGAAGCCAGAAGATCAGGATCAGCCGAAAAACGGCCGTAGTCGTCGCAATTCACAAGAAGTCTATAAAAGAAGACTTCTGCTTCGGCCGACAGGTGATTCAGCGTATCGCTTTTGCAAATAGATTCTTTAATGATCCTGTTCGGCACAAAATACACCCCCTTTCAAAGTTAAATCATGCTTTCTTCTGGCAGGACCGGCACAATTCACGACCGTATTTCTTCATGGAATACTGTTGTTCCGCCGCCGATATTGGACCACCACATTCAGGACATAAAGAACCGCCGCCTGACGCGTCCTGTTGACCTGTATTGGCCGCTTGATTTCCTGCACGACTATTTGTATTACCAGCGCCGTTTCGTGTCCCTGTGGCCGATTTTGGCGCTTCTGCCTTGCCGTTCATGTCGAACCTGACATTGCCGTTTCGGTCCACAATTACAAGTTCTGATATTTCACGCCTGTCGTTGTATGCGATATGCGATACTGTGAACCTGGTGTTCGGGTAACACCTGAAAATATCTTTTGCCCCTTGCTTTTCGCTGTAATATTCAGAATCGGCCAGTTTGACATAAATGAAGGGGCTGGTGTATAACTCACGGCCGATCCCCACGTTGAAGCCAGCGCGCTTAAAAGCGTCTGAAGCCTGGCCTTTTTCCTTTTCTGTGTTACTCTCGACTCCGACGTCCTGTTTTCTGATCCAGGCTTTCTTCGTGTCGTCCCAGATGTCGATATTACAAAACAGGTTACCGTTTATAACCTCATGGGTCCTTTGCCAGTTGGAAGGGCCGAAGACCTGGTCAAGAATACGCATATCGACGCGGGCGTCTTTGTAGATCAGAAGGACAGCGCCGACGCGGCCGGCTTTATTCTTGCTGACACTCTGAACGCGACATTCAACGTCTTTGGCAGACAGCAAAGGGATTTCAAACTGCTTTACTTCCGTCATTACCGTTCACCACCTTTTCCCTGTAGTAATTACAGAATTCACAAGCCGCGCAGTAATCAATGCATTTCTTGTCTTTGCCAGGGCGAACCTGGATTTCGTCGCCACCGTTTTCCGCTTTCCACTTTTTAGCTTCTTCCATGCTGTCCAGGACACGAAGGGCGGTCTTGCGGCCTTTCTTCATGACCGCGAACTTGTCGCCGCTGTTGAATCGTTCTTCCGGTGTACAGATCGGAAGGTCTTCGTCGGCCAGCTTTTCTGCTTCTGCGATCTCTGCGAATCGTGCTGTCAGCCATTCTTCACATTCAACGAAGTCCGCTTCCTTGAACTTGAATTTAACAGTCTGGACCGGAAACTGTGGATAATCAGCTTTGATCTTCGCGTCGCGTTTGCTGTGGTCTTTCAGGAAGGCGACGATCTCGCCGCCCTGGGCGTCGAATCCGATCTTTCGGAGCATATAGCAATAGATCAATGTCTGGCGACGCCAGTTTTCGAAGTCTCCGAAAATGATCTTCCAGACGGAAGCTGTCTTATAGTCGGTGACGATCTTTGTGTCGTCGTTGTAAAGGTCAAACTGGCCTGAAAGGACGTATCCGGCAAAAGGGACCTTGATCCGTTCTTCCTTCAATTCGTTGTCGCCTTCCTGGTGCTTTTCAAGGATACCGTGGACGGCTGTTCCGAAAAGAAGCCATACCATGTCTGAAACGTCGCGTTCGATCTCGTTATTGTGGCGGCGTTCCAGGATCGTTTCCCTGACGCCCTTCAAAAGAGAAGTCACGCGGTATTCATTCGGTTCGAATACATAATCACACTGGGCCAGGCTTACGAACGGGGAAGGAAGGTTCATGCTGTTTGTGATGATCATTATTCAGCGCCCCCTTCCAGCTTTGCCAGGGCGTTATCTCTTTCGGCCGCCAGCGCGTCAGCTATGGATTCAAGTTCTGCGACCTTTGCTTCGGCCTTCTCGGCACGTTCTTTCTGTGCCTGGTAGTCCTTGAACCACATATCAGAAGTGGACTGGCTGTTCGCGGCTTGCTGTTTAAGTTCCTGATTTTCGACCAGGATATTGAATATAAAAGCCTTGACGGCTTCGGTATCATAAAGGTTTAACACTTGAAATTCCTCCTTTTTCATGTTAGAGTGAGAATAAGTTAATTTTTTTCGGCTGGACCGTTGCGCTTTGTGGTGATTGCGTAGCGGTCCTTTTCTATTGCTTCAATGGTGATATGTTCTTCGCCCAGAAGAATGAGGGCCTTGACGACCTGGGCGACCTGGACCGGTGAAAGCGTCTTCGGCTTGTATTTCATGGCTTGACCTCCTTTCCGTGTATTCTTCGAATCCTCCGGCAAGGTAAGTAAATAACACCCACAGGGCCATGAATACGAAAGCCCGGATCATGCCTTCCGTAAGCGGAACAGTGTCGCATTCCATAGCGCCAACAGTACCAATAATCAGGAAGAACATGACGAAGGCGATTGCGCCGGAAAGGGTTCGGAAGTGCTTCCGCTTGATTCTCATGACTGCCGCCTTCCTTTCAGGGATTGCTCCTGATCCGGCTTGTCCTTCTTGACTGCTTTTTTTGAAGGAATCGCGATACCCATTTTCGCGGCGCATATCTTGCCGAATCCGAATTACGATTTTGACCTGATGCACTGATTTGGTGCGTCAGCTTATCTTCTTCGTCAACGTGGTTTTTAATAGCGTTATCTGTTCTTTCATACCCAAGTGAATCAGCAACATCCTTTCCAACAAACCACGGTTCACCATCAATATTTAGCGCTCGAATTTCACCGAATGATTCATTTCTAAAAGTCTGTAAGTTAGCCATTTGACACCATGCTTGCCCCATGCGGTTTCCTCCTTATTTCGTTTTTCTGGCCGCTTCGAAGGCCGCCAAGTCTTCGGGCGTGATACGGTATCCTTTACCGATCCTAATCGCCGGAAGTTTCTTTTCACGAATCCACGCCCAGACGGTGATCACTTTGACGCCGTATTTCTCGGCGACCTGTTCACAGGACAGGTATTTTTCCATTATTTAACCTCCTTTCACTTGATTTTAGTTCGGTTTACTTATATAATAGAGAGCGCGACCAAACTAAACACAAGCTCCTGATTTTTTCCGAAAAAGGGAATTATCAAGGGGTCTGCTTTGCTATTCCCTATCGGATTGACTTCATTATACTTCATTATACTTACGTTGTCAATAGGATACTTGTATTTTATTTAAAATTGTTTTTTAGAGGTGAGATAATGAAGGATACTGTATTTTACGAAAGGGTATTAAAGTTGTGCTCTGAAAAAGGCATTTCGGTTACTGCCCTTGCCGAAGCAATAGGAAAGCAAGCGTCAACGGCCAGCGGATGGAAAAAAGGCGCTGTCCCGCGCGCTGATACTCTGCGTCAAGTGGCAGATTATTTCGGAGTTTCTACCGGATACTTGACTGGTGATGAATCTGTAAATGTGGAAAATGTCCATACAAATAACGGAATAATTGGACACGCCCATGCGCCGGTGACGATCGTCAATGGGTCTGAGAGGAATGAAAAATATATCGGTGTTTATAAATGGAATGATGTTGTGATCGAAGGCGGCGTCCCTTCGATAATTGATAAGGCGCTTTTCATGCGGGTTCAGGAAAAGCTGGCCCTGAATAAAAAAGCGCCGGCAAGGGCGGCGGGGAAAGTGGACTATTTACTTTCAACAAAACTGTTCTGTGGCAAGTGCGGAACCAATATGAACGGGGAAAGCGGGACCAGTAGAACGAAAGGCCGTAAATACCATTATTATAAATGTGCGAATGCCAAGCGCCGGAAAGGCTGTAATAAAAAGCCGGTTCGTAAAGACTGGATCGAAGACCTTGTCGTCATTGAAACGGTCCGTCGCGTCCTGATTGACGAAGTGATCGAAGTTATCGCCGACAAGGTGATTGAACTTCAAGGACGCGAACGGGACAAAAGTCTTCTTCATGCTCTGGAAATGGAATTGGAAGGCGTCAAGAAGTCGATCGCGAACCTGGTCAGGGCAGTCGAAGCCGGTATCTTTTCAGGGTATATAACTTTAACTGTGTAATGTAAAATATTTGAACCTTGAAAATTAAATAAAATTTTATCTCTTAAAACAACTTTAAGTGTGGACAACGTAACTTTAACTATGGTATAATATTCATAGGCAAATATAGGTAGACGCAGCCATAGACAACGGGTGGAATAGGATTAAATCGAAGCCCGTGAGAATGGTTCCGACTGCAGGGTGCAAATCCCTGCCCATACATATTTAGAGGTGAATATATGTTATGGAAAATGTAAGTGATAGTAAGATTGTTAAGATTAATGGAGAATTAGAAATTTATGACATGGATACATTAGAAAACGATTTATATAGCCTTTGCGAAGAAAATGATAATATAGGTACCTATGAAATTCATTTAAATAGCAACAAATACATGAAGTTATACGAAGTAAATAACGGTTATGTAGGCTTTGGAGTTGTTAAGTGCTTCGTTATTGCTGAAAATGAAGATAGAGCAATTGAAATTGCAAGGCACAAATACAAAGCCCAATCCCAATATTATAATAAGGAGTATTATCTTAATCTCACTGCAACATGCCTTTGTGATAATACATCCAATGAGTTTGTAAGTGAGATTTCAGATGAATAAGAGGACATCATGAACGCACTTAATTTACCAGAGTTTAAAGTTATCGGCACACAAGATATGTTATACGGGTCATTTGACTTCTCACCACCCAAACTTGTAGAAGGGTTTGGTGTATCAATTCCACAATTACTTGAAGTCATTGAGAGAGATGAATTTTAACGTCTCTCTTTTTATTTTCCACAGTTAAAGTTCGATACCCTCTTTTCAGAATCCACACAGGCGCGCCTGGCTGAATTGGAAAAAGAGAAGAAGACCCTTGAAGGACGGATCACCCAGGAAGAAATAATCACGCCAAAGGTCACAAAGAACCAGGTGATTTTCTGGCTTGAACAATTCAAGGACGGCGACGTATATGATCCGGAATACAGAAAGAAGATTATTGACGTCTTCGTGAAGGCCGTTTTTGTATATGACGATCATATCACGATCACTTATAACTATATCGACGAAAGCGGGCGGCCACGTTCTGTCCAGGTAGACGGCGACAGCTTCCCGACTGATCCGGCGAAGGGTTCGACTTTGAAGTCTGACCCTCCACCAAAGCAAAATAAGGCGAACCCCTTTGAAGATATTCTGGTCTTCCAGGATTGTTTCGCCTTGATAATAAAAATAGCGGACAGGGTTTAATTTCCCCGTCCGCTTTTTCGTGTTTAAGTATCTGCCGAATCGCTGTTTGATTCGCCGCCAGCATTGCCGCCGGTGTCCTTCTTTTCGTGCTGTGTGCCGAAATAGAAAGCGATCACCATTGTCACGATCTGCATTGTTGCCTGTGCGTCAAATACCCCACGAAGGGCAAGGATCGCGAAGACGGCGATCACGACGAAGGTGACAATCGTCTTTACATTGATCAAAGAAGCCAGCTTTTCCGATAAAGTTTTCATCTTTCTGTTCCCTCCAATCTGTTAATTCGGTGATGTGCCTGTTTTGCCGATTCTTCGACAGCGGTCAGGCGTTCCGCAATTTTTATATACTGTTCGTCCTGCTTGTCCTGTTTGCGCTTAATGTCGTCAATACCAGCTTTGATATAGCCGATTTCAGTCAGAAAGACGCCGTCGTTTTTCCCTTCTTCGGCCGCGTCTTTTTCACTGTTCTTTTTGAAAGTCGCCACACCGATTCCGGCGCCAAGCAAGGCACAAGCGATCGAAATGACGACTGTCAATTCAACTGTCATAGATTCACCCCGCTTTCCGGTTATGCCGGTAATTTTAAGACCTGGCCGGCGTAGATAGTCGTTCCGGACAGACCGTTCAGTTTTTGAATTTCGGGCCACCTGGACCCATTTCCAAGCTGTGACTGTGCGATCTGCCACAGACTGTCACCCTTCTTTACCGTGTAGGTCTTCGGCGCCGGTGTGGACGTACCGGACTTTCCGGAAGGGATTTTAATTTTCTGGCCGACATAAATGACGTTCGGGTTTGCGATCCCGTTATATGCGGCCAATGCCTGGTATGTCGTTCCATAAGCGGACGCAATTTTTGAAAGCGTATCGCCGCTTTTTACTGTGTAAACAGTTTCAGAAGGCGGCTGTGAATTTTCGCCAGAAGAAGGAACTTTCACGTCCCAGGCCGTCAGGTTGTACTTTTCGATCAGGTTGATCAGCTTGTTTGTGTATTCCGGATCAGTAGCGTAACCGTCTTCGCGAACATATTGACAGGCCAGTTTATAGTCGGTCAAGCCGCGAAGGTTCTTGTAACGATCAAGTCGGTTGAACAAGGCTGAATGATCCGCGACAGATTCCGCCCATGAAGGGTATTTCCTGAATGTAGCGTCAACGGTGATATATTTCGACCCGTCCCATTCCTGCGTCTTGCAGGTGTAGCCGGCGCCGTTATATGCCCCCTTGATTCCGAACAGGTTATTCGCGGCCGTTGCCAGGCCGGACTTCCCCCAGCCAGATTCAAGGATTGCCTGGGCGATCGTCAGGGAAGCCAGGATTCCGGACGTCTTCATATCAGCCGACGCCATAGGTCCGATCTTATTGATAAAGGTTTCCTGTTCAGTGTTGCCTTTTGAAATAGGTGAACCGCTGTTCTGATCCGCCTGGTCATATTCGATATAAGGGCATTTCAGCCAGTTTGTCCAGTTACGATCAGACAGCTTTGTCTGACATACGCCGTCACCAAATTTTGTGTTATTTGTGGATTCAATCACCAGGCCGCCGCCGATATAGACGCCGATATGGCCGTCAAGCCAGACACAGACGCCGGGGATTTCAGGAATAGTTCCGATCGGTCCTTTTTCTGTTGCCGCCTGGAACATACCGTTCGCGCTCTTGTCGGTGTTGGCACTGTAATTCGGGGACCCGAAGCCGCCCCAGTAATAGGACTTAATCAGACCGACACAATCCACGCCGTAGAAGTCTCTTCCAATCAGTGAACGGAATTTCTGGACGCGTGCGGGATTGTACCAGTCCGGATATTGGTTTACTTTTCCGGAAATATATGATTCCGTGACCAGTCGCATAATACCGCCCCACATATAGACGGTCTTTGTTTTAAGGGCCTTTTTGACATAGTCAACCAGGCCGGAAGCTGTAAATGTTGACATATTAAATGCTCCTTTCAAAAGATAACCCCCTGGGAAGTGATCCCCAGGGGGCCGTTCTTTTTTTTGCGTCGCTTACTGGGCGGCGTCTTCAATGTAACCCATTTCGACCAAGTACGCGGTTACGCGTGGCCGAAGACCATTCGGGACGTTTTCAAGCTGAATCTTTCCCAGAATGATTTCGCCGGCATAAAGACGAACTAACATTTCGAAGACCTCCTTTCCGAAAAATATCCTTGCAAGGAATATGAAAACGGTGGTCCGCAATTAGACCACCTCGTTTTCCTGTGTTTCCTGATCGGACGAAAGTGCCGCTTCGACTTTGCTTTTAAGGCCGGCCGGAACGTCTTCAATGGTCAAATTACCGGCTTTGATTTCATTGACATATAACTGAACCAGTTTAGACATGGCGTGTCCTCCTTCCTCGTTTATTCAGCGAACACAACGTCGCAAATTTCCATGATACAGCCTTTCAGAAGTTCGTTTTCCTCTAATAGCTGTTTGATCAGAAGGTCCTTTTCGTTTTCCTTCTTGTCCTTCGGTACATAATCACATTCTTTAGGATCAAACATTTCGATTCCCTCCTTTTAGGCGAACCTGATCGTCGCCTGAATAACTTCGATCGTCTGGGTTCCCTTCGTAAGCGTGAAGCGATACGCCAGGCCGTTAGTCGTTTCGACGGTCGTGTTCGCGAACGTGTGGACGTACAGATTGACCTTCGACGTGATGTCTTCCCATACCGGCGAAGGATCGAAGGGATTGTTCGACACTTCGCAATGAAGGACGCTATCGGAAGGCCTGTCCGAAGGATAGAGTGACACGAAGCATTTTGTGACCAGTTCGTCCGTAGAGAACGCGCGGGAAGCGGCGATTCTGGTGACGGTTCGGCTGAACGTGATCACACGCTGGGCCGTTCCTCCGGCGCCGTCGTTGACACTGATCGTCAAGGTATGCGATCCGGCCAGAAGTCGAAGCCATACAGAAGACAGGTCAGCCGTGTTCGTTGCGCCGTTTGTTGCGGTATAGGTGCGAAGGGTGATTGTTTCCGCTCCGTTTGTTACCGCTTCGGTGACGGTCAAGGTCTGGCTGGCCGATTCAGCGTCGGTCACTGTGTAGTCGTATGTCAAAGGCGCCGTCTTCGCGCCTACGTTCTGATCTGAACCGCTGATCACCGGGTTCGTGTTGTACGAAATAGGCGTCGGTGTCCCGGTCCTGTATGCCGATTCAGCGCCCAGGGAATCGACCGCCTTCACGCGGACCTGATAATTCGTTCCGGACGACGGGACGGTGTCTGTGATCGAAGTAGAAGACGTGATTCCGATCTGGACATAGGCCCCGGAATCGACGCGACGTTCGAAGACATAATTTATCGGATTTCCTTCCGGATCAGTCGATCCGCCTGTGGTAATGGTTATGGATTGACCAGCGCGTGGGGTTCCGTGAGAAATTGAAGACGGGGTTGTGGGCGGCTGGTTCCACTGGATAATATAAGCGCCGTCGGTATCCACAGAATCAGATACCAAGATTCCAGAACCCACTTCCAAAGCCGGCCGAACGCCATTGCTGCCATCGTACGCGTCGCCGTTGTTGAGCGCGCCGCCCGTGTTGACATACCGCGCGCTGCTCGAATCGCCGGCGTACGGGGTTCTTAACCACCAGTGCCAGGGGGAAGAAGCGTTCAGGCTGGAATTTGTGTATTCGGAAGCGCTGACAGCTTCGGCCGTCGGGTTCGCCTTTCTGCTGTTGTCATTGCTGAATAGGTCCCACTTCGTACCTTCTGCGACGCTGTTTTCGTTCGCCAGGCCGACTTCTGTGTTTGAAAGAAGATAGACCTTTCGGGTTATGTCTTCATAACCTCCGCCGTCGGTGACTGTATTCTTCGCGACCCTGATCGTACTGTCAAGGATTGCATTCCTGAAACTTTCTTCGAAGAAGGACAGGAAGCCAGGCTGGGCGTCATATTCGTTATAGTTCGACCAGACGTTCGCATTGTTAGGCGGTGCGTCGTAGGAATGGCGCGCGCTGTACCATGCGCCGGCGCCGGCCGCACTGTTCAGCCATTGATCAATATTCGATTGGCTGTAACGGTTATTTCCGTATTGCTTGCGGTTGTTGTCCGGGTTGCTGGCTTCAATCGCGTCGAAGCATTTCAGGGTGATAATTTTTTCGGCTATCAGCTTCGTTCTTCCGGAAGCCTGGTGTCCGACAATGAATCGAATGACGCTATTGTTGTACTTCGTGTTCACGGACTTCACGATTGATCCAACGGGTAACGTCGATATTAACTTTGCCATGATAACCCTCCAATTCTTTAGAAAATAGGCAGTAGAACAATTCGTCCGTCTGCCTTATAAGGTGGTGACTATTCCCGTGTTCAGCATGGCCTGTCCAGCTTGCGTATGAAGCCAGGATCGTTTCAAAGTCGATCCGGCCTTCGTCAAGCAATCCGCGGAATTTTTTCAGCTTCCGGCGGATTCGGTTCTTGCTGTCACGGCGAATTTTCTGAACGACCTTTCCACTGTCCGTCATGAAAGTCCTGAATCCCAGGAAGTCGATTCCCTGTTTCAGTGGGAAGATCGCTGTCTTCTGGTTCAGTTCCAGGCCCAGGGCTTCGACATACCGGCGTATTTCGTCCAGGCAATAACGAAGGTGGTCCTTGTCGTTGTGGATCAGATAGAAGTCGTCCATGTACCGGCCGTAATATTTGATTCCCAAGCGTTCCTTGATAAAATGATCCATTCCGGAAAGATAGAGGACCGCGAACCATTGGCTGGTATGATTGCCGATCGGGATTCCTTTTCCTTCGGTGGAATCAATTATCATGTCAAGAAGCCACAGAACGTCCGGATCGTGAATGACCCGGCGAAGCTGTGACTTCAAAACGCCATGATCTATACTGTAAAAATACTTTTTAACGTCACATTTCAGGACCCAGCCGTCTGCCCCGTATTGCCGGTAATATTTCCGCATGAACATTTTCAGGCGGTCAAGTCCGAAATGTGTTCCTTTCCCTTTCTGGCTTGCGTAGTTGTCAAAAATGAATGTCTTTTGAAGGTGCGGTTCCAGGACGTTATCGCAAAGGCTGTGCTGGACGATCTTGTCGCGGAACGAATTATACATGATCAATCTTTCCTTCGGTTCGTACACCATGAAACAGTTGTACGGGCTAAGTCGGTATTTCTTCGACGTCAGCATATAGTGAAGGAATGTAAGGTTTTCAAGTGCGTTGATCTCATATTTCACGACCGCATATTTCCAGCGTTTACCCTTCCGGGCTTCCATGTATGCCGCATAAAGATTATTCAGGTCTGCCAATTTCGCGAAGTCAGAAACCGGGATCTGTTCTTCGCTCAATATAAAATCCTCCTTGCCGCTTATAGTCCGGGCGTCGTAGCCGAAGCCCTCGCGTCAGCAATCTTGTGTTTACCCTGGCCTTTCCGGCGGCGGGAAGGATATGTCCTCCTTTGTTGGGGTTCTCTGCTTTCGGGTTCTTCGCCGTACTCGGTCACGATTTCCACCAAATCCGGCCGAACGCCATTGTTGCCATTGTACGCGTTGTTGTTGTTGAGCGTGCCGTCCGTGTTGACATTCCGCGCGTTGTTCGAATTGCCGGCGTTCGGGGTACAGGACATACCCTAATATAAAATCCGTCAGGCCTGGGATTCGTCCTGGCTGGCCGGCGGCTTCTGGCCGTCTTCCAGTTCTGACTTGTACCAGGCGGCGGACATATATTTGACGTCAAGAACCTTCTTTGTCCAGTATTCAAAGGTTCCGGTGTCTATATAGCCGCGTTTTTTCGACAGTTCCACATAAAAAAGCAATAGCTTACAGTCTGTCAGCGCGGCCCGTTGTAGTTCTAACCTTTTGGCCTTGTCTGAATCGTTCCGGATCGGGAATATTTCGTTCGCTTCCAGTAGGTTTTCATAGATTGAAAGGACGCGTTCCTGGATTCGGTTGACGATCGTGAACCTGACTTTCTTCGGGAAGTGCTTCGCGTTGTCCGTCAGATTCAGCGTGTAGTCGATCAGATCAGCGACCACTGGAAGAACATGAAGGGGACTGTCGTTCCCATTCTTCTTCCGCTGATAATTCCTTCTTGTTGCCATATAAACACATTCGCCCCCTTATTGCGTCGATCGTTTCACGCCGGCCGGTATAGTCGAACCCATAATCACGAAGGATCAAAGTCTGTTCTTCACCTTCGTATGTCAAGCCGCGAATAATGACGCTGTCGCCGCCACAGTGGCCACAGACGGGCCGTAATTCGACGAATAGACATGATATAAGGCAAGACGTTTCGGACGGCTTACAGGCGAATTTCGTCACAGATAAAGCCTGTTGTTCGACGTGTCCAGGATTCCTTCCGGAAGACCTGTTCCGTCGTAGCCTTTCCATTGCGATAATTGGCCGGACGCGAATGTGTGGGTCACAGTGGTTCCTGTGAACCCGGTGCCAAGCTGTTCCTTGATCGCCTGAATGTCGTAATCTTGACGGCGCTGAACTTCTTCGACGGACTGGCCAGAAGATTCAATAATAGTTCCGGCCGCCTGTGTATGGACCAGCGGCGCCGCATAGGCTGTCATTTGTGCCGAAGTCACGAAGGAAAAAGCCCCGACCTGTACGGAAACGGCACTGTTTTCCTGGTTCGTGACGAAGATCGCGACGTCGTGAATGTGGACCGTGTCGGCCATTTCTTCGATTTCACCCAGGAAGGAAGACGGCGGAAGTATGTTGTCGCTGTCTTCGCCGTCAAGCCATGAATAAGCGAAAAGGAATTCGACATTGTCGGCGTCCAGGGCGAAGATTCCGATTTCCCTGATCCAGACAGAAGATTCAAGCCCGGCGTTCGTAACCTGGACCGGAATTTTCATGATAGAAGGATCGCCGGCGATAAATTCTTTCGCCTGAACCTGTGTATTAACGGAAACGGGTGAAACAAGGGCGGACAATGTGTTCGGGCTTGTTTCTGGTATCCCGTCGCCGCTTGCCGCTCTCACGACTTGAAGCTGTGATCCGGACGCGATCATCTGGGTCAGGACTTCGCTTCCCTTGTCTGTGATTGTTGATCTAAAACGTGCCATTGCTTAACCTCCTTGTGGAATATGTTCGTGCTTATTTATGCTCACAGTCGCCGAACACAAGACGAAAGCCGGCCGAAGGATCGTCTGTGGAATTTGCGTCTGCATTTTAAGGACCATGTTTGCCGGGATCATCTTACCCAGCACGGCCACCAGGGCGTCGCGCTGATCATATCCGGAAAGCACGATCCGAATAAACAGTTCATACGCGTCGTTGTCCAGGTTGACGGTGAAGTCCTGGCTGACCGTGGACAGATACTTCAAAAGGTTTTTATAGGTGTAAGGAAGCTGGTCAAGGTATTTCAGAAGGATTCTTTGACGCCTTGTTTCCAGGGTATCACCAGAAGCCACAGAAAGGCCCAGAATCGCTTCCCAGCGTTTACACCCATAATCGGACAGGCTAACCAGGAAAAAGTCTTCTGGCGCCTTCCTGACGTCCTGGGCGGCCCTTTCAAATTCAGGTTGAAGCCCGTTCGCGATCTGCTGGAATTCGATCAATTCCTGGACATAGCGCGGCCAATAATTAAGAAGCTCCATTCGTCACCACCCCCAGGACAGGAATCGAATCAGCGTCAAGTGAAATATTCGCCGTTCCGCCGTTGATTGTGGTTCCCGTAATGTCGATCACGCCTTCGACGTTCAGAATCTTCGTTTCAATCTGGCTGACGCGGACGATCAGGCTTTCACTGTCGGCCCACACTTTAGCCAGGTCTTCGAAATAGTTCTGGATTGCCGCCTGGACTTCCGTCTGTACGTTTTCCCAGGTAACACCGGAAGCAAAGGTCAGCGTAAAGGATACGTCTATCGTTACGCCTGTAACGCCAGAAACGGTCACGACGTGGCCGATCGGTGCAATTCCCAGACCTTCGCCCTGGTGTCCCACTGGATCAACGTCAGCCTGTACCGATTCTACCAGTTCGGAGGAAGGGACGCCCCATTCACTGTCAAGAAGAATAATCTTCACGGTTCCGCCGCCATTCCAGACAGGAATGACCTTCACGGCTCCGACGCCTTGTAATAGTTCGACCTTCTTCTTGTAGTCGGCAATATTGCCGCCGAATGCCTGGCTTTTCAGCGTTGCGAAATACCTTTCACGAAGGGAGTCGTCTGATTCTTCGTCTTCGCCAGGAATAAGTACGTCGGCAAGTGTAGCGGACGCCAGACCGTCAACAAAGTCGATCGGAAATAGTGTTCCAAAGTACACATTTCCGACAGTTCCGGCTGTTTCTGCCGTCAGTTTAAACTGGCCAGCCGCGATCCTCTCGGTGACTGTGTAATTGATGTCGCCACCAGAAAAGCGGGTTCCGATTGGAACTTCAAATCCGCCACCCTGGGCGTTTTCGAAATATCCTTTTCGGACGGCAAAGGTTGCCGGTTGTCTGAACACACCCCTTTCCTGGGCTTTTTTCGTCAGGTCAACGTCTGCCGCTGTATCCGGGAAGGCGCGGTCCATGATAGTTCCAAGTTCTATATACATGATCGCCAGTTCGGCCGCCGCCGGTGCGATCGCGTCATAAATGACTGACCCTTCGCGCTTGTCGACCGAATCGGACACACGCGACAGGCAGCGGTCCATGATGTTTTCAAATGTCATGTTTTCATACATTCGCGCTTACCTCCGTTTCAATGTTTACTTCACCGAATACCGTCGACGCCGTGAATTCGACCGAAAGCGTTCTTTTGTCAATCTGCTTGTAGCTGACGTCATAAACGTCCGTGATCCGGCGGTCTTCAAGTAAGGCTTCACGAAGAATCCGCTTGATTTCACTTGCTATCACTTGATAGCTTTTTCCGACAATGGCGCGCATTTCAATTCCATAGTTCCAGGAATAGATCAGGTATAGAAAACGCTCCGATTGAAGAATTTTCATGATAGCCTGTTTCATGGCGTCGATTTCGTCCACATATCCGCCGACGCGCTTTGCCGAAAAGTCTATCTTATACGTTCTTGATGTCTGGTCTTTCTGTTCGACCACTTCGACGTTCTGGCCAATAGTGACCGACGCCGCATTCGGTATAAATGCCATAAAATCACACCCTTCCCAGGACCAGGAATTCCTGACCCCCTTGATTTCTTAAAAGAACGACCTTGTCACCGACAGCAAGTCCGAAATAGATTTCCTGTGCGGTTTCAAGGCCGGTATTTTCAGTATGGAACGGCTGTACGCTGTGGGTATGTGCGTCGGCCGTTTCTGTATTGTGTTGTGGGACCGTGTGATCGTGTGGCGGAATTGTGTGTTTGTGTGTCAGGTACGATCCGGACTTGAATTCTTTCATCAGGACGACCTGTTTTTCACCAATATCGAACCGGTTATCGACGCGGATCACAAGCGGACTGACCGATTTCACGGTTCCAAACAAAAAGGCCGCCGGCGCTCCGGCCTGGCCGGTTTGCTCTGCGACCTTCTTCATAGTGTCTAAAATTCCCATATCACACCACCTTTAACTTCAATGACATAGTTTGCTTTATTAGATCATGGCTGGCTTCTTCGACAATGAAGAACTGCTTGACGCCGATTTCCGCAAGGCCTATAAATAAAGCGCGGCCGGCTCGGACTGACAGATCGGAAAGGGCGTTGACTTCGAACGACCGCTTCGGGCGGTTATAAAGTTCGATCATCATTTCGCCGCGTTCTTTGATCTGGGCTTCGTTCAGGCTGTCGTCCAGCTTTTCGAAGTTTTGAAGGATACCCCAGAACTTCATTGTGTTGGAATCCTGGAATATATAAACGTCACGTTTGCCGGTGTCCTTATTATCGCGGACCAGCTTGATCTTGTTATAGGTTTCGGTGTCAATGTCTGACGCGTAGGTGTAGCCAGTGGCCAGACTTGAATCACCGACGAAAAGGTCAAGCTTCGAATCTTCGACGTTTGAAATTCGAAGACTTCCGAAGTCGTCCCATAGATAAAACATTTTTCCGGTATTGATCAGCGTCTTGTCCATGGCTTTCAGAATGATGTCAAAAAGGGTCTGATTGTCTTCAACCATTGAAGGAATGACATATCCTGTATTAGCAAGCGTCCCGGTCTTGATCTGGAAGTCTGCCGCTATCTGTGCGGCGATCTGATCCGCCCGTTTTCCTTCGAAGACGTAAGTGCCTTTATTCTTCAAGTACCTGGTTTGATCGTACGCTGTGACCGAAATTTCGCCTTTTTCAGACCTGGACAGCTTGAATACATAGCCATAGAAGACGCCTGTATTTCCGTCCTTTATGGCCACGATCCCGCCGTGGTCCCAGGCGACGCTATCGTCAACAATGACAGTCAGTTCGACGGAAGCGGGGGAACCGGTCCGCTTCGTGGTCCATTTCGCCGCCGAAACAAGGGAAGTCACGTCGAACGCTTCGCCTGTCTTTATGTTTTGGTAAAGTACGCTAATCATGGCAACGTGAAGACCTGTCCTGGATAGATAGTATATTTCGGGTTTCCGGTTCCCTTGTTGCGTGCGTCTATCGTCGCCTTATTAGCGTTATATATATCAGGATAACGGCTTCCGTCGTTATAATACTTTTTTGCGATCGCCCACAGGCAGTCACCTTTGACGACTGTGTGGGTTTTGACAGGCGCTGGACTTCCGGAACGCGTCGGTTCTTTTGCCTGTGCCGGCTTTGAAGCTACCGTCGGAAGGACGATTCGTTTCGGTGAATAATCCTTCCATTCGATCAGCTTGATCTGATAGTAAATGTCGCCGACCTCACCGGCGCGTTCTTCATAGTCGAAGGAATCAACGCCGAAGCGAATGTTAATGTCCAGGTCTGTTCCAGTGATCAGAAAGCGGATCGGGGACGCGTTATCGCGTGCGTTCTCGATCGCTCTTACGATTTCGATCGGCTCCCTGATTTTGCCTGTGACATAAGGGGCCGAATGAACCGGAAGGAATGATTCCCAGGACACTTCACGAAGGCCCCTCTTGCGAAGGATATTGATTTCTCCAAGTCCGATCACGGTTGTTTTGTCGTTCTTGCCGGCGGCCTGGACCGAAATTTTTTCAGGAAGGACCGGGATTGTGATTTCCCGCCCTTCGATAATCAATGTCATTTTATAAGCCATTACGAATACACCCCCTACGAATACACCCCTTCCGCCGCCATTGCGAATTCGTCTTCCAGCTTCGTTTCGATCTTTCTGACGACTTTGTCAACGTCAACCTTTTCGCTGATCTGGGCATTCATAGCGACAGTTGGTGTCAAGGTAACGAAGTTCTGAACGTAGTGCATTTCGGCAACGTCGCGCATTAGTTTCAAGTCTTCATCTGCGATATTGACGTCGTCCTTGATTTTCCCGACTTCGCCGACCTTTCCGACCTTTCCGACCTTCGCAATATCGCCGTTTGTGGCAAATTTGCCGGTCAAGTCCGCATTTTCCTGGGCCTTCTTTTGTGCGGCTTCGGCTTTAGCTGTTGCGATCTCGGCCTGGCGCTGTGCTGTGGCCACGTTCGCGGCTGTTTTCATTTGATTCAGCTTCGCGTCGCGGTCTGCGATCTGGCTTTCGATCTGGGACCGATAGGCTTCAAAGCCCTGGTTCCTGGTTTGTTTTGCCGCTTCGTTTTCCATCTGGGCCGTTGTCCCGAATGTTACCTTGTCAATCAGTTCAATATTGACGCCAGGTATTTTATTCAGAACAGAAATGAAGCCGTTTATGATACTGATCGCTCCGTTAACCATTTTTTGAAGGATTGTCAGAACGCCGGCCTTCATGGCACCCATGAGATTCTGAATGTTCACGCCAGCGGTATAGAAGGCCAGTTGTAGCTTGTTCAGCATATCCATGACCCAGTAAACGCCGATCATAAATCCGATTTTTACCCAGTCCCAGGCGGTCAGGATCGCGTTACAAGTGATCAGCCACGCCACTCTGATTCCTCCGACAGCCTGGACCCATTTATAGGTCATTGCCACGACGACGCCGATCGCCAGGGCGATCCAGAAAAGCGGGTTCGACAGAAGGGTCGTGAAGAACGCCTGGGCGGCTCCGTTTGCGATCCACGTCGCCACCGTCTGAATACCCAGGGCGACGGCATAGCCAAGCGCGGCCGCCGCCAGGCCCCAGAAGATAGGTGCGATCATGGACCAGTTGTCATATATCCACTGGGCGCCCTGGCCTATAACCTGGATCACCGGCTGGAAGGTTTGAAGAAGCATATTGCCTAATATTGTTCCGACCTGTGAAAAGGTCATAGGCATGGCTTGAAACTTTGCGTTGATTTTGTCCGCTGACGATAGCATGGCGTTTTTAACGATCGTCGAAGTGATCTGACCTTCGGCGGCCATTTCACGGATTTTCCCGATCGGGACACCCAGATAGTCGGCGATCGTCTGAATAATTGTCGGCGCCTGTTCGAATACGCTGTTCAGTTCTTCGCCGCGCAGGACGCCGGAAGACATAGCTTGCGTAAGCTGTAACATTGCCGCGTCCACACCGGCGGCCGAAGTGCCGGCGATTGTGAACTGTTTGTTGATAAGTTCGGAAAAAGCGATCAATTCTTTGTTGGAACTGAACGCGTTCTTCGCCATAATACCCATTTGGGCCACGGCGTCGGCTGTTGACTGGTACGAAGCGCGGGATCTGTTGGCCGACTTCATGATCATGTCTTGAAGTTCGGCCGTGGTCTGCAATCCGTCATTCATCAGATCAAGGCGTGCGGTCGTCTGTGTCATGCTGTCGGCCAGGTCTATGATCTGTTTTGCACCGAAGGCGGTGACAGCGCTTTTAATAAGATTGCCGACGCCGCCCCAGGCGCTTTTGACCTTGTTCGCTCCATTTCCGGCTTCGTTCTGACGCCTGTTGAACTGTTCGACTTGCTGTGTAGCGTTCCCGATCGCGGTCGTGCTTCGGCTGAAAGTATCGCCAGGGTTGACTTGATCGGTCAAGCGATCCGTGGTTTCCAACGCTCTATTAGTGCGCGAAACGGCGCTTGTGATTCTGTTCAAGGCGCTGGTCATTCTGTCATGTATTGCTAAACTGGTAGATACACCGGCCACAATGGATCACCTTCCTTTCTTGCCGTGGCGTTTTGCCCTGGCGGCTTCCTTTTTTTCCTTCTCGACTTGAAGGTCAATGGACGCATAAATAAAGGCGCGTTCACGGATCGGAAGCGCCATGAGCGTGCCAGGCAGTATTTTCAAACGGTGGAGGGCGTAATGAGCGTAGACAGCTTCACCGTCGGCTTCCGCGTCATTTCCGCCCCCCGTTATTAGTTTTTTGCTTCTTCCCTCAATTCATTGATGTCGGTCGAAAAGCCGTTGACCTCCTGAATTGCAAGAAGAAGATCGGTGAATTGGCCAGGATTCAGAATCTTGTCGATAAGGTCTTCCGCCCCCATGACGTCATATTTCGCTTGAAGTTCGGCGTCCTTGAAGTTCGGGTCCACACAGCAAGCGATCACAAGGCGGTTATTATAAAGGTCCGCGTCGGTTTCAGTGTTCCTCTGGTGTGTCTTCTTGTCGAATAACACCCTTTGACACGATTTCCTGATTGCCTTGTTTTCGCCCTCCGTGATCGACCTGATAACGAAGGGAAACGGAAACGGCTTGATTTCCACCGTAGTTTCGACAGTGGCTTCAACTTCCTGTTCCAGTAAAAAGTCTGTAAGTTTGCCCATTGTTTGGTCCTCCTTTTTTAGAATTTATTGAAAGGCGTCAGAATGTCGAAGTCTTCGAAAGTGAAGTCTGTGTCTTCTTCAAGGGGATCGTCAGAATCGCCGTCCAGCTTTGCAAGGACAGTCGAATCAATATTACAGCCCATGAGAAGGATTGACTGTTTCCCGGCGGAAGACTGCGGGTCTTCATTCTCGATCACCATATCGAAGTACAGATCGACGCCTGTTTTCTTATAGTCCGCGATCATGGAACGGAAAAGCGGGGTCAGATAGTAAAGGGTCATGGACCCAGTACCATTCAGGCCGGTCACTTTGTGTCCGGTCATGCGCTTTCCGATCGACTTGACTTCGGACTTGTTTTTATCGACATTCGCTTCGACCGATTTTGCGAAGAACAATTCTTCATTGTTCCCGTTGATCTTCGCGTATGCTCTGCCTTCCTTGCCGGAAATGGTATCCGGCGCGTTCAAGGTTTTCATTTCGCTTCACTCCTTCCATTAGTTGACCGTAACGGTCATATACAGCTTTTCCATGCTGTCGTTCGGCTGTAACGCGCAATTCACGGCGACGTCACGCTTCCCGACGCCTTGCTGAATGATGATGTCGGCGCTTTCGAAATTGCTGATCGCGTCGATCGCCTGGTACTGCGTAGCAAGGGAAACAAGGTCAGCCTTGAAAAGCTGGCGGCCTGTGTCGCTGTTTGTGACAAGCCCGATATAACTTTCGCCGAAGATTCTTGCGACGTCATTCGCCCAGCCGTCCATAACACGGACAACACGGTTCGAAGTCCAGTCTTCGGAAACGCCTTCGCCGAAGGTAACAAGGCTGTTGATGTCAGTCAAGACACGGGCCTTTCCGTTATCAGCATAGAATACGAATTCGCCGGCTCTGATAGCCGCTTCGAACTGGCTTTTCGTGTATTTGATGTCGACGTCAACGGCTCCGTCATACGCGGTATTGGTTAGGGATTCGTTGACTTCTGCGCCAGCGGAAGCCCCGGCCACCCATGCGACGGCCTTGTCGCCTGTGATTGTGGTTCCGTCAGAAAGAACGACGCCGTTCTTGACATTGATTAGGCCCATGTCGTCGCCGTCATACTGATAGAGGACACCGACGATTTTCTCTCCGTTATCGTAGCGAAGACGCTTCACGAATGCGGCAAAAAGGGCCTTGATCGTTTCATCTGTGCCAGGATAGCCGATCACGTTGAAGGTTTCGACCTCAATCGCGTTCAGGAAGGCCGAATAAGCCGCGCCGTTCGCTGTGCCGTTCGTTCCGCCGGTCAATGCTGTTGCAGTTGCCGCCGTAAGCGTTTCAGCCGATCCGAAGGTCACGAACTTATTGTCGACCAGATTTGCCGATCCGGTGCTTGCAACGACGGTCTGGGAATCGACTTCCATTCCGTCAAGATAGGTCACGACGTCAACTTTCAGGGCGTCGTCTGCATTTGTAAGGATAGCGACACGAATGTCATTTCCTCTGGTTCCGGACCATTTCGCTGTGACTGTCATTCCTCCGATCGTCTTTGAAGCCTTAACGCCACCGGAATTCACACGGTAAGCAAGAAGGACTTTCGCCCGTTTCAAGGCTTCCCTTACAAGAAGAAGGGGGGCGGCAGTTGGATCATAGCCGAATACGTCGATCGCCGTTTTATTGAAGTCTTCCGCTGTTACAGAAAAGACCTGGTTTTCAGGTCCCCAGTTCAATTCCAGGGGAAGGGCGACGACGCCACGCGTTCCAAGTCTGGCCGCGCTTCCCAGGCTTACAAAATTGATATAAGCGCCGGGAAGGATTTTATTTTGTACTGTAAAAGTACCACCACCGATAGGGGCCATTTAGAATCACACCTTTCTTTCAAGAAATTCAGAAACAAGCCTTTCGGCCTGTTCTTTCGTGTACGTTTTGCCGGCTTCCAGGATAGCGTTCAGGGTGTCCTTGTGCTGGCTGAAAGCCTTGCTTTTGACCAGTTGTTCCTTTGTAAATCTGGGTTCCGCCGCCGTCGGCTGGTCTTCCTGTGGAGCGGTTTTCTTTTTAGTTACCATTACTTCAATTCCTCCTTCTGGTCAAGGTTTTCCATAGGATCAATCATTTCAGGCGCCAGGACGAAGTTGAAATTTGCGTCGAAGACAAACTGAAAGACGCCCGTTTCGTCCTTCCTGGCTGTCTGGCCCGAAAGTGCAATCCGGCGCGTCCCCGTTTCAGAATCATCAACGTCAAGGGCTTCAAAGTTGTCATACATTGATTCGACCCAGTCGTTGAAAGCCATATTATCGTCTATCTTCAAGAAGTAAAGGACTTCGAACTGACATGATCGCGTCCTTCGGCGGTCCAGTTTCTTTTCCTGGCTTGTTTCAATGACCCCGACAAAGAAGTTGCCGTCTGCGTCCTTTGGAATTTCGTCAACGAATACCTTCCTGTCTGGCCACAGTTCGGCCAGTTTTGAAGCAATGGCTTCTATGAAGTTATTCACTGTCATTCGCATTCCTCCTTAACCGGACCCGCCAGGCGTCAACCTTTCTTTTATGATCCGGTTGATTTTTCGGTTCAGTCGTGCGTCCTGGGTGTCCTTCGTTCGCTTTATTGCTCTGCGAAGCGTGAAGTGACCGCGGACATAGCCTTTATATGGTCCGACATACATTCCGCCTTTCGGATCGTTTTTCTGGTAAACGAAAGTACGGCCGGACCAGTGTCCAGGTACAAAGTGACTTCGGAAGCCATATTCAAGGTGCTTCGCATAGTCCAGGTTATTATAAACGTCGATTCTGTACCATTTGCCCGATCTTTGCGGCTTGCTTCCGTCGTGTTCCTTGTTCCCGTTGTGAATCAAGGCTTTATTCCCTGCATGAAAGTTATTTCGATAATCGCCATTGTTTACAATGTCAGGCACGTCGTTTTTACAGATCAGCTTCGCCTGCTTTGCCGCGTAGACGCCTTCACCAATTACCAATTCTTCCATGATGTCAGGGACTTCGTTTTTCAAGGCTTCAATTTGTTGCTGGAAGGCAATCAAACCGCTGTTGTCAACACTCACGACAGATCACCGTCCTTGACCTTGACTTCCTGGTGTGTTGGATATACAGCCGGCCGGCCGACAACTTCAAAGTCGTAAATGATCGGACTGTCCGGACTATACCTTCCGAACCTTTTCAGGGCTATTTTATCCCCTGGAAGAATCGAAAGAGTGGGGGGAAGGAAGATCACGGCGTCATATTCGATTTTGTTCTGCGCCTTCGTTTGCTGGCTCTTGTCGGAACCTGATTGCGAAAGCGCGCAAATGATAGCAGAATACACCACAGAAGGAACGGACTTCGTTATATTGTTCGCTCCTGTCTGTGGCGCTGTTCTTGTTACTGTGGCGGTATCTTCATAGGTTCGTTCTATGGCCGCACGTTCTGCGGAAGGATTTCCGAATCCCATGTCTGATCACCACCTTAATTTCCGATATTCGTTCAGGACTGTCTTCCAGCCGAAGAAGTCGCCGCCGTCTTGCCCCAGGTTGAAGGTTGAAGCTGATCCGGAAGCGCCCGAAGAAGTCGCAAATGACGTTGTAACGTCGCCGCGCTTAACGGACGCAACTGGACCGACAGCGGCCGAAGTATCGCCCAGGCCGGCGCTTTTATAGTAGCTGACAGCCATGACGACAAGGACTTTTTCAAGGGGCGCCGGAAGCGTGTCCTGACCGGTGTATGATAGGACCATTTCTTCGATCGCCTGAATGACGAATTCCAGAATTCCGTCCTGATCCGTGCCTGTGATTCCAAGAAGGGACTTGACCTTTTCAAGCCTGGAATATGTTGGTGACATAAGGACCCGAAGAAGATCATTCTTTTCAAGGTCAGTCAAGCCTTCCAGGGAATCAAGTATCTGTTGTAACACACCATTCACCACCTTTTCAGGGCGCCGCCATTACTGACCGCGCGCCGCCTTGATTAAAGCTATGATTTCGGCGTTTGTGGCCTTTTCTGTGGCCTGAACGCCGATCTGTGCCGCCAGGGCCAGAAGTTCAGACTTGTTCATTCTTTCCAGCGGTTTTTCCTCACTGACGGCTTTTTCCTGGTATTCTTCATATAACGGCGAATTACGAAGCTGGTTTTCAACGACTGCGCTTCTCGGTTCCAGGATTACACTGGTTTCCTTATTCCTGAATTTCATCACCAGTCACCGCCTTTCTTATACTGCGGCGTAGGTGAATACAAGGTCAGGGGTAAGAACAGCCGTTCCATAGTCGTAGAACAAGGAAACGCCGTAGTCATTGGACAGCGGAATCTTTTCCGGCTCGGTGTAAGGATAGGACACAACCGGCTGGGCGATTGCTCCGTCGATCATCAGGACGGCGTTCTGGCCTGTCGGGATATTGATTGAAGAATAAACCCTGACACCGTGATATACACCGAAGGATTCGGCCGCTGTATCCACGTTTGGATTAGGCTTTGCGTCCAGAAGGTCCCTGATCTTGCCATAGAAGGCAGGGGAACAAACCATATTCATAATTTCACGGGGTACGCCGCGAACATAGTCGTTCTTCACGGTTTCAAGGGTCTGGATATAGGCTTCCAGAATTTTATCCAGGTCTGTTTCTGCGGTAGTGAAAGCAGTTCCGCCACCAGCGGCAAACGCGGCCGCGAAGAATGCGACGTCAAGTTCACTGACCATAGTTCTGATATGATCGTCAACACGTCTTGCCATAATGCCGCCCACGCCGAAGGTGTCAAGGTCAAACTTCGCGCATTCCTCGACGATCTCTTTGTGAACAGACAAGTTTACAGGGGTAGGCGGTGCGGTGATTGCGTCACCTTTTCCGGCCGCCCTTGCGGTTCCGTAGTTTTTGGAAATGCTGTTCTTGAAACGTCTGAATTCCACTGATCCAGCGGCAGGATTGCCGGTGTAAGCCTGGGATTTCAGGCCGGAAGACAGGGTATTCTTCTGGACGTTCTCGATCACATATCCATAAAGTTCTTTCAGTTCAGCCTTCAATGTTCCTGCATTGATAAGGCTGATCGCGTTGGTTCTTGCCATTGAAAATCATTCCTTTCTTTGTGTTAGTTTTGGTTAGAAGATCACAGGTCCACCCTGTGTACTGGTTTTAGGGGGCGCGCCAGGCTCGGCCGGTTTTGCTCCCTTAATGTCCGGATTCTGATCCTGTGTCTTGAACAGATATGACTTTGTTTCCTTGATAGGCTTCAAAAGGCCGTCAAGGTCAGTTTTCAGGTTTCCGGAATCGTCCACGTCGATTTTTTCAAGGTCCAGAAGTGAAATAATGTCGGCCGGATCATATACCTGGCCAGCAAGCGCCATTTTCAACGCTGTGTTCTTCTGGATTTTCTTGATCTCTGTCGCGTGGTTCGTTTGAAGGGTGTTGATCGTTTCCTGGGCGGTCTTCACGTCCTCGGCGATCTTCGCCGGATCACCTGAACCACCGATCGCTTTTAATGCGTCAGCGGCGGCTTTCAGTGCTTTTTCTGCGCTTGTGGACTGATTCTTCAAGGCGTCAAATTTGTCAGCCGGTACGAATGTTCCGTCGTTGCCGACCACCAGATCGACGTCCTTTCCGTCTTTGCCCTTGCCTTTCAGTGCTGTTTCGACCTGTTTTGTAAGGTCTTCCCCCAGGATTGCTTTAATGCTTTCGTGGATCATGGTTGACATTCTCCTTTCTTCCCGCTGTATTTAACGTGACTTCCACACGCTTTGCGGTTCCGCCTGTTCGCCGGACGGAAGCGGCGTATTATGTATATGAAAAAACGCCCGTGAAGGCGTTTAATCAACAGTTATCACTTGATTTCGTTTGCTATCAGATGATTTCTTCCGCTTTATGCCGTTGGCTTCGGCCCATTCGGAATAAGTCATGTTCTTCGGCATTTTCTTTCCGGAATTGAACCAGTCCAGCGCGTCGTCCGGATCATATTCGATCGTCGTCGATCTGCAATTCGGGTGCATAGGTGGAAAATTGGTTCCCGGACGTGCTTCCGAAAGGGGGAAGTGTTTCCCGTCCAGATCGGCGCAGACCGCGCTTGTGCGGCTGTCCAGGGTTGCGACGAATTCATATTCCTTCACGCCGGCGGCCTTATATGCGGCCTTTTCTGCTTCGTTGTGAAGGTGATTCGTTTCTGTCCTGATAAGCCGTTCAGCGTTCTTGTAGGACTGGCCCATTTTTTCGGATATTTCCTTCGACATGGCCACGATTCCCTTTCCCTGGATCAATCCCTGGGTTGTGATCTCCCGAAGGTTGAACAGAAGGGCCTGTTTGTTCTGCCACAGCCGATCCGAAAACATGGCGCCGGACCAGGGATAAGAAACGACGTTTTCAATCATTCCGGCGTTGATCTTTGCAAATTCATTCAGAAAGCCGGCGCGGCATTGAATGTCGTACACCTTGCGATAATAGCTTTCGGTGAAGTTGTCGCCGAATTCTTCTTTCATTTGCTGGACGCCTTTTGTGAACAGGTCATTCAGGATCATGTCGATCTGGCTGTGTAGGGCTTCAAGGCGCGTTATAGAACTATTGGCCGATAATGCGTCAAGCTGTGCCGTCAATAGTGCCTTAATGCGCGGATCGGGTTCCTGTGCGATCCTGGTGACGTATTCCGCCAGGCTTGACTTCCATTCCTGGAATTCCTTCCGATTCAGAAGGCGGACGGCCTGTTCGTATGTCAGACCGTACTTGCCGGCATACCTGGAATAGAAGTCATTGATTTCCTTCCGGATAGACTTCGCCGCGCGCTGATATTCAGTGAAGGTCTTCGCCGAAAGGGCGGCCCCGCGAAGGTAGGCTTCATTTTCGCGTGTCAAGGCGCGTTCTAACCAGTATTGTTTACTGTTCTTCATTTACGCCACCGCCGTTCTTGTCGTCGCCTGTGTCGGCTCCGGCATTAGCGCCCAGCGCGTCGTCGAATAGGCCGTTCCCGAATTCCTCCATAGCCTTTTTCTTTTCTTCCTCAATCCAGGAAAGTTCTTCTTCGACGTCCTGAACCCACGGGTGATTTTGAAGCTGTGTACGCTTCGAAATGATCCCTTCGCTGTTGCGGACGTTGGTGATCACGTCGGTTTCGTTGACAGGCATATCCATATTGAAGATAATGTCGAACTGCTCGTTCGTGAAGTCGCCCTTCCCTGTTAATTGAAGATAGACGTCAATGAACAGTTTCAGGCGCTGGAAGGTGTCTTTCAGTTCAGCCCCCAAGGATTCACAGTCGGCGTCCAGATCCATATAACGGAAGTTGATCGCCGTTCCGCTGGCGTTCCCCAGGTCAGGGTCCTTTGTGTCCACGGCGGCCGCAAAGTCGTAAATGTCGCGCCGCTCGTTATCCAGGAAGGCCATGACAGCGTCGATGTTCAGGTCAGCCTGTAATTTATCAACGCCGCCGTCAGATGTGACTTTGATCGCCATGTGTTCCTTCAAATCCTTCAAGAACTCGCCCAGGTCCTGGCCGCCGTAGTTTTTCAGGATATAAATGAATTTTGTCACGTCACGAAGGACGTCGGCCGTCACTGACGTCTGCCAGTTTATGTCGTCGATCAAGTCCTTTATGAAATAGCAAAGGGGAAGTTCTTCTTCGTTGTATTTCAGCCAGGCGATCGGGACTTCTTCCCAGTTGTAAGCCTTGTTACCAACGACAAAATGGCTTTCCGTGTAGTCGTTTGATTCGTCGCCGTGGTCCTTGTCGACGTGGAAGTCGTTTGCTCCAGTTCCCCCGAATCCGTCAGTCTTGAACCATTTCACGCCGCCAGAATACCAGAATTCCGCGTGTGTGATTGTCTGCTTCCTGTTCCCGACATAAATTATCTGGTCATAGAAACGAATGAAGGCGTCCATTTTTGTTCGCTCTGCGTCGCTCCATAAAGGAATCACTTCTGTCGAAGGAATACGCATGAAGGCCAGCTTCCCGTTATCGAAATAGGGCTGTATGTAGGCTATGCCTGACTTGACAGCGCCTTTCCCCAGACTTTTAATCTTGCGCCTGAATGTAGGGTCGAAGATTTCGTTCAGGGCGTCGCCGTACTTTTTATTTCCGGTGTCAACGGTCCAGGGCTTTGACAGAAGATATTGCGCTTTCTGGTCAACCAGCTTTTTCAGAATCGGGTGTTCGATTTTACAGTTCGAACGATTGGCGACGTCATTTGTTTTCCTCTGGACGTCAGACCGGTTCCTGTAATACTGTTCAGCTTCAACCATAATTCTGTATTGCTCGGAAGCCTTGAATTCCTTTATTTCCTCGCCGACGATCTGGGCCAGCGTCATAGGCGTTTTTTTCGGATCGTTCAGGATCATGTTGATCCGATCCATAACGGTTAATTCTGCCATGCTTTTTCACCTCACTTCAAAACTTCGATAGCTGAACCGCGACGAATTCTTTCGACGGAATAACGAAGCGCCGCCATTGCGTCGTCCATGAATTCCACCGGTTCGTCTATATACAGGCCCGTCGTCGGGTCCTTTTTCCATTTCCATTGTTGAATCTCTTTCAGGGTGTTCACGCAAGAAGGGTGAATGTGTATCTTGCGGCCTTTCAGGAAGTCGATCTGTGCTTTGACGCTTCCTTGTTCCTTCTTCACTGGGTAGGCCCTGAACCCGGCTTTCTGCCAGGTCTTGATCCTGTCCGGCTCTGCCGAATCGCAAAACATTTCCACGCGCGGGTCAACCTTTGCCGACCTGGCCAGGCTGATAATTTCTTCCGTGTCCTTTTCGAAGCAATAAACTTCCGAACAGATATACAGTTCGCCGTCCCTTTGCCCGACGCCCAGGATCGCGTTCGCGTGGTTGAAGCCGAAGTCCTGGCCATAATAAAACGCGTCGAAGTTGTCGCGCGTAGTAGGGAAGGAATGGACTTCGAAATTCGTCAGGATCAGGCCGCCAAGTTCGCCCCATTCACCAAGACCATAAACACGATAACCTTCCGGGTCTTCTATGGCTCTGCGCTCCATACGGCGGAAATAACCGGCGTCAATAAAGCGGTTCGTTTTATATGTGGAATGGTGCGTCAGGACGTCCGGATCGCTCTTGTCGAAATATCTTGCCTTGATCCAGTGCGTCGCGCTGACGGGGTTGAAGGTCATTGTGATCTGATAGTACAGATTCGGGTTTATTTCTGACAAATCACCACGAAGACGGTCGTCCAGAATGTCAACATCTTCGGAAAGAAGTTCCGTGGCTTCCTCAATCCATATCCAGGTCAGCTTCCCTTTTTTGAAGGTTATAGACTTAACCTTTTCACGCTGTCTTTGATCCTTGACGCCGCGAAAGATGATCTTATTACCTGTGATTTTGCATTCCAGGGCCAGCGGATTCAGGTTGACCTTCCAGAAGCGGTCGGAATAGGGACCGAACATTCGGTATATGGCCGCCTGTAACTCGGCGAATGTACTGTCGCGGTTCGTTTCCTCAATCTTACGAACGACAAGAAGGTTCGCGCCTGCGTAATATGGATCGGACAGCTTCGCGATATAGTCCTGGGCGACGTTGACCGACTTTCCGGAACCGGCTGATCCTTTCAATATTCGGTATCTGGCGCGGCTCTCGTTGACGACGCGGAATATCGGGTTAAACTGTGCCGTCGACCTGACTTCAATCCTCGCCGCCATAGTCATAATTGATCACCACCGTAACAGGGACATTCGCTTCTGGGTTGTCCTTGAACATTCCCAGGTGCTTTCCGCAAAGTTCAAGGGCCTTTAACTTATCACACAGGCGGATTTCGCGTTCGACGCCTTCGCCGTCCTTTGTGGGAATGGTCTTGACCTTTACGGAAGATATGGCCGCCGTGTCGTCAGTGGAAGCGCCTTCCGCTATGGTTGCGCTGTCGAAGTTTATGACGTCGGCCGCATTCACGAAGGCGATCCTTGCGATCTCACGAAGGACGCGATCAGCATTGATCCCGGTTCGCTTTGATCGTTCAGCCAGGGCTTCGTCTATACGCGCGCGAATGTCGGGTTTTGTTAGGTTTTCACTTCCTATATCCCTTGCGCTATTTGGACTATATCCGGCCCGAATCGCGGCTTGTGTCGCGTTCAGGTCGATCAGGTATTCTTCTATAAAGCGTTTTTGCTTCTCTGTCAGCTTTGCCACGATTCTTCACCGACCTTTCTTTTGTTATTTTTTCGCGGACAACAGAAAAAGACGCCTGAATAAGACGTCTTTTCCGTGTCCTTTATAGAAAAGAGGAGGAGGGAACTGGTTATTCCCCGATACCATTCTCACATATGAAAGTATTATCTACAAGTGACCACATGGTAATAGTCGTTCGCGTTTGTTATATTTTTTTCGCGTACTCAATATAATGCTCGCGATTGCATTATGTTTTTAGCGTTTTCTATCGCCTGACTTCTTTTTTACGCAACCGCTATCAACTGCTATCCGATTAGTAAGTTTTTTAATGGCCACCTTCCTTCTTTTGGTTATAGTTGAAACATCAACGTCCAGAACTTCGGCCGCTTCTTCGTATGTGCGGCGTGGATAGTATAGGGTCAGAAGGACACATTTCGATTTTGCGTCCAGACAAAGGACGTGCTGATATACTGCTTCAATCTGCCATTTTCTTTCTTCCAGCGGTGCGATCGCCCGTTCTGATCTCTTTTGGCGCCTTTCAATAGCTTCCATCATGCGGATCATTTTCGCGTCCGGATCGGCTGAGGATTGAACGCGGACCGTGTCATATCTCACCGACGGAAATACCCTGGCCCGTATTTCTTCCAGGTCTGCTTCCAGCGTTGCCTTTTCCAGGTCGATCTGTGCTTCGATTGTTTTGATCTCCTGGGCGTGATTTTGTAGTATGTCTTCTATGTTTTTCCGGATTCTTTCTTCTGTGTCCACGTCGTTTCCCTCCCTTCGGCATAGTCTTTAACCTTTATGAAGTCGGCCTTGTCCCTGTTGAAGCGCCTGTCAACGGCCAGCGTGAACGAAGCCACGGCTGTTCCGTTCTGTGTATATCGAAGTTCTGGGTCCCTTACAAGGCGTCCCATAAGTTGACATTGATTCATGTGATTCCTCCTTAACATTTTTATTTATCACCAGAACGAAAATTTCGGCCCATTTCGGCGCGTTTTTATCTTCATAGGGTATTTATACCTTTTTCGCGTTTTCGTCGCTCCTGTGCCGTCCTGGTGCGTCTGGCTGGGTGTTAAAACTGTTTCCCGTGTTTATATGGACGGGTTTCATTGTAGGCCATTTTTTCGGCGATTGCTTTTTCAAGGTCAATCCCCAGGTATCCGCAAAGGTCCGCGATCCTGATCACGGCGTCAGCCAGTTCGACGGCCACGCCTTCGGGCTTTCTACTTCTGTACTTGCAAAGGCTTTCTTTGCCGTACATAAGACATTCGGTTTCGTCTTGTGGGGTGCAAATAAAGTTGTCGCTCTCGTTACAAGCGAACCAGACGTCGGGGTTCCCGTTGCGTTCTTCTTCCAGGGCTTCGG